AAAGCTTTATGGCAAGGTGAACAAATGGCTAATCAATTTGCGACAAGACAAATGGATCAACCAGTTCCACCTCCAGGAGATCCTATTGGTGATCAATACGGAAATATGTTTTCACCTTTTTCTCAAAAAAAGAAAGACCCAAATAAAGGTAGACCTTATGTTGTAAATGAAAGGCCTAATGTGTGGCAAGAAGGAACTGCTGATAGAAGTAGAGATACTTTATATTTAGATAATAAATTTAAAAAAATGGCTGGATCTTTGATTAGTCAAGATGATTATGATGCTTCAGCTAAAGTAGCACACAGCAAAGGTTCATATAAAAGAGTTGGAGTGCAAGATTTAGAAGATTTAGGAGAAATAAAAATAAAAAAATAAATAATTATGGCAAAAAATCCAGGACAAGTAGGAGCTGATGCGGTATGGGGTGGACCTCATAAAGCGTCAAACTTAAAAAAAGGTAATCCAAGATATGGTATGGACCCCATGCAGGTATCTAAAGATATGCCTATGTACAAAGCTGGCCCCATAACACAAAGGGCTAAGTAAAAATTCACTATTATGAGTGATAGAATAAGTGAACACATATCGCTTAAAGAGGCTATTAAATCTAATACAGCCACTCGGTTAGGTATTGATAATATTCCCAGAGAAGCAGATTTAATAAACATGAAAACTATTGCTGAAAAAGTTTTTGAACCACTACGTAAATTTGTAGGTGGTCCAATAGCTATTAATAGTTTCTATCGCTCACCAGAACTCAACTCTGCAATCGGAGGAAGTAAATCTTCCCAACATTGTATCGGTTGTGCTCTTGATATCGATGACACGTATGGTCATATGTCCAATGCAGAAATGTTTAATTGGATTAAGGCTAACTTAGATTACGATCAGATGATATGGGAGTTCGGTACAGATGTAAATCCCGATTGGGTACATATAAGTTATGTCTCTGAAGATGTAAATAGAAACAGATGCTTAGAAGCTTATAGAGAAAACGGAAAAACTAAATACAGAGTAATATAAAAATAAAAAAAAAATGATTAGAAATTATTACACAGAAGCTTATAGTTCAGCAGTAGTGCCATCAGTGAGTGATACTTTATTGATAGACGGTAGAACTAAAGCAGAAACACCTCAAGGTGCTTGGAAGCAATATAATTTATATGTTGGAGATTCTCCAGCTAGTCTTCCAGTAACAACAACAACAGACAACAACACTGTAACTAACTCAACTAATGTTGGGCTGAAATCTCCTAATCCACTTATTAAAGCGGGTATGATAGTAAAAGGTACTGGTTTACCAGATGCTGGTTTAGCAATTGCTTCTGTAACAGATGCAAGTAACTATGTATTAGCTTCTGCTGATACAATTGCTGCAGATGCTACATTAACATATACATATGCCGCAAGTTCAAAATTAAAAGTTCATACTGTAAATAATGAAGCTGTAACGTTTCATAATCCAGTTAAGGGAGAAATATTACCAGTAAGTGTAGTACAAGTATATGCTACAGGAACAGAAGGTGGTGTAGAAAATTTAATCGCATTAAGCTAATATATTATGAATTGGATATCAAAACACACAACAGAGCATAAGGCAAATCTTTTAAATGAAATGCCTATAGATGATCACGCTAGTAAAGGACCTAAATTAGTAGATCCAGAAAAAAAAGCTAAAAAACAAGCTAAAAAATATTTAAAATCAGTAGAAAACGATCCTCAAAGAGAACAAAAATTAGATTCTATTAATAAAGAATATTTAAATCAGTTTAACAAATATGATTTAGGTCGTCATCCAGGTAAAAACTTTGATATGAATCATTACATTTCAAAATTTTCTGGTAGAGATGTTCCCTTTGGAATGGAAGGACCACTAGATAAAGGTTGTGCAAAATCTGAGGGTGGACCTGGATGTGTACAAAAAAGAGGTGGCGAATATGTAATAATAAACAACAAAAAACCTGGCAATCAAGTTTGGAGAGGCGGTTTTGCTTCAAAAGCAGAAGCAAATAAAGTTTTAGCGGGTTATCACGCAAGTAAATAAACAGTTATGGCTTATATTCAAAACAACAATCCTATTAAAAAAAGAGGTCCATTAAATATTGATTCGCAAACAGCTTCAGCTATGGTTAATGTTGTTAATTTAAATTCTACAAAAAGAGGACAAAAATTATCTAAAAGATTAACTAAAAGAAATCAAAAAAGAACTGAAAGAATTGACAATAGAGAATTAAGAAGAAAAGCTAGATTTGAAGGTAGAGATGCTAATCAAGGTAAAACATATCAAGAAAAAAGAGGTACTGATGTAGGTAATTTTTTTAGAAGATTTAATGATCCTAGTGCTTCACAAACCCCACCTTCTAATACTACTAGCACTGATAATAGTGTTTATGATAATTATCAACAAAAACTTAATACTCAGTTTCTGCTAGAATCAGATAAAGTTTCAGCTAGACAACAAGAAATAGATGAAGGAAGTTATAAAGATTGGTTATATAAAGATATTGAATTAGCACCACCAACAAATAAAAAAAAATAAATAAATAAATATATATAAAAATGGGAATAAAAGTACACAAAAGAATGAATGGTGAAGAAATAAAAATTCACCAACATGATAATTACCAAATGCCTGGAGCTTATAAGCAAGATGGTGATAAAAACAAAAATCAACCTATGTTTAACGTAGGTAAACCATATGATATGCGTATGTCTATGCGTGGACCATTAGATAAGCATGGTAAAGTTGTTACAAACTCTTGGGAAGAAGAAGATGTAAAAAGAGGTAAAAAAGAAATGGCTGAAGGTCATAAAGGTCACGCTGAAGCATTATTTGATGATGCTCATGGCAGCTGGAACTGGAGTAAAAGTCATCATTCAACAGGTGCTGAAATGAGAGGTCCTTTAAATAACAAAAAATCAAAGGAGCAAATGAGGAGAGAATTAACACCGGAACAACAAAAAGCAATTGAAGAAGTAAGAGCAGCAGAGGCTGCAAAGAAAGCAGACAAGGCAGCAGGAAAATCTTTATACGCAAATTAAACAGTAGAGTCTGTATAAAACTCACCATATAAACATTAACAACAATCATTAACAAAAATCAAAAATCAAAATTATGGCAAAATTTATCGCACTTGATTCATCTGCTGCTGGTTTAGACAGTGGAGAATTATTAGTAAGCGCTGAAAGCATTGTATTTGTAGAAGCTGGTAGTGCAACTACTACTAAACTTTATGTACAAGGCCCAGCTGCTGCTGACTTAATTACAATTACACACACATCTACAGGAACAACTCCTTCAATGAGAGATGCTGTTAACTATGCATTAACTGCTAATCCAGGTGGTGTAAAAGCTAAAGTACAAAATCCTTCAGGGATTAGTATTTCAGGAATTGCAATTGCATAATGAAATCTAGAGGCTTAGGAGACGATATTGAAAAAATCACCAAAGCAACTGGAATTAAAAAAGTTGTTGACGCGGTTTCACAGGGTTTAAATATACCCTGTGGCTGCGAGCAACGAAAAAATTCTTTAAACAAAATGTTTCCAAAAAACTAATGGCATTTAAACTTAATAACCCACCATATTCTCTAAATAACCCACCTGTTTATCACGTGCCGTTAGAAGAAGGTGTATTAGGTAAAGCTGATAGAAACGGAAGCATTTTAATTAATAAAGATGTAGAATCACCCTTACAAGAACAAGATATTATTAATCATGAAATGGTACATCAGGACCAAATGAAAAGAGGTGATCTTGATTATGACGATAAAAATGTTTACTGGAAAGGTAAAATTTATCCCAGATCTAAAATGAAAGAAGGTGCTAAAAATCTTCCTTGGGAAAAAGAAGCATATAAAAATAGTTAATTATGAGTAAATTTAGTTCACCATTCATGGCAAAAAGCCCTTTGAAACAAAAAGATTCTAAATCAACATTTGGAGGTACAACAGATACTCCGGATCAAATTAGAGAAGAAGAGGCAACAAACCAATTAATGGACGAAGGTAAAATTACAGAAACAGATAATAAAAGTCAAAGAAAAATTAAAAGGAGAGTTAAAAAACTTAAGAGACAAGAAATAAAGGCTATTAGAAAACAAAATAAATAACATGTCAAAACCTAAAAAGAAATTCGCAGAAAGTACTGTAGGTAAACTTTTATTTGGTGCTGCTTCAATAGTAAACCCTGCATTAGGGAATGTACTTAAAGGAGTAACGTCACCAGGTGAAGCTATAGCAGCTATAGGTAAATCAGACGTAAGCTCTGATGACAAGATTAAATTACAACAATTAATATACGAGCAACAGAATAAAGAAATGGAGTCTATCACCTCAAGGTGGCAGGCAGACGCTTCTTCCGATTCATGGCTTTCTAAAAACGTACGTCCGTTAGTTTTAGTATGGTGTATTATTGTATTTTCACTAGCAGGATTACTTGATAGTGTAGATACGATACCATTTAACATAGGGGCTACGTGGAATGATACTTTTGAAAAAGTTATGATGGCTGTTGTTTTAGCCTACTTCGGTGGACGAAGTGGAGAAAAGGTTACAAGTATATTTAAAAAATAAAAAATACGTGTAACTATATTAATAACTAAAATTAATAAATTAAATTAAATTAACATGAGTGAACCAAACAAAATCAAAGAAGACCAATTAAAGAAAATACAAGATTTTCAAAAAGAGTTAAATCAACTTTTAAATGAAACTGGAATTTTAGAAGTCCAAAAAACCGCAGTATTAGCGAAATTTCATGAGGTTAATAAATCTACTGAAGAGTTTAAAAAAGAACTTGAAAAAGAGTATGGATCAGTAAATATCAATTTAGCTGATGGTACATATACACCAATTGAAAAAGAAGAAGATAAAACAGAAGAATAATGTCGTCAGTTATCAGAAAAATCAGCATTGGTTCTGATTATAAAACCGATGCAATGCATTATTCTGTTGGTCAGTCTGTATATGGTGGTCATACTATATCACATATAATATCTGATCAAAAAGACAATTCTTACAACATTTTTATCAAAAAAAATGACGAGGTATTGCCGTGGAAGAAATTTAATTCTAACATGGCAATATCCGTTGAGTATGATTTAGAATATTAATGAACAGTTTATTCGATTTTATCGTTGAGCCTTACGGCCAGCGATATAATAATGAAGTAAAAGTAGGTGACAAAAGCTTAATAATTAACACTAAGCTTGAAAGTTACAAATCTGTTAATAATATAGGAAAAGTTATTTCAGTTCCTTTAGCATATAAAACTCCAATAAAAGTTGGGGATTTAGTTATGATTCATCATAATGTTTTTAGAAGATTCTATGATGTTAGGGGAAATGAAAAAAATAGTAGAGCATATTTTAAAGATAATTTATATTTTGTTCAACTTGATCAGGTATATTTATACAAAAGAAATGATAAATGGAATGCTTTTGGTAAAAGATGTTTTGTTGCACCGCTTAAAGACGAAGTCGATATAAACAACTGGATTGAACAAAGGCTAATTGGGGTATTAAAATATGGTAATAGTGCCTTAGAAGCGCTAGGAATACACGAGGGAGACCTTATAGGTTATACTCCCAACGGTGAATATGACTTTATCGTAGATGATAAACGTCTTTATTGTATGAAATCTAATGATATTGTAATTAAGTATGAACGTCAAGGAAACGAAAAAGAATATAATCCAAGCTGGGCAAAGAGCAGTTGATGAATTAATTAAGGTTGCAAAAGAACCTATAGTAGATTCAGAAGATGATATATCTGCTGACAGACTAAAAAATGCAGCTGCAACTAAAAAGCTTGCTATATTCGACGCATTTGAAATACTTACTCGTATTGAAGAAGAAAAAAATATACTAGACAACAAACCTACAGAAAAAAAGGATAATACCTTTAGTGGTTTTGCTGAAAGAAGATCTAAATAATGTACGAACAAACATTATATAAAGTAATAGAACCTATTAAACCTCAAGTAATTAAAAGGTTAAATAGATATAAAAAATGGGAATATGGGTACAATAAAGAACATGATGTCATCATTATATCAAAAACTGGTAAAATTGGTGAAATATATGAAATCCAAAATCTTAGGATAGCATTACCTGCTGTAGATGATCCGTATAAAAGATCTGATAAAAAAGCAGAACAATACTGGGAGGTTTTTAAACCTAGACCAGAGTTAAAGAAAATCAAAACTATATTTGATTGGAAAGCTTACCCGGAAACATTCAAACAAAACTTACATGAATACATTGATAATGAATTTAAAAGACGCGAAGAAGGCTTTTGGTTCTATAATAAAGGTGTTGCTACCTATCTTACTGGTACTCACTACATGTATCTCCAATGGTCAAAGATCGATGTCGGACAGGCTGATTTTAGAGAAGCAAATAGACTCTTCTTCATTTTCTGGGAAGCGTGCAAAGCTGATACAAGATGCTATGGAATGTGCTACCTTAAAAATAGACGAAGTGGCTTTTCTTTTATGGCGTCAGGGGAAACGGTCAACCTTGCGACAATATCTAGCGACGCTCGATTCGGTGTCTTATCGAAATCAGGTGCAGATGCTAAAAAAATGTTCACAGATAAAATTGTTCCAATATCAGTTAACTACCCCTTCTTTTTCAAACCGATCCAAGATGGTATGGACCGACCGAAAACCGAACTTGCCTACAGGGTTCCAGCTTCCAGATTCACTAGAAAAAAGCTGGATACGAATGAGCAGATTGAAGAAATCATTGGGCTTGATACCACAATCGACTGGAAAAATACTGGTGATAACTCCTATGACGGAGAGAAACTTGCGTTACTTGTACATGATGAGGCGGGAAAATGGGAAAAACCTGAAAATATTCTCAATAACTGGAGAGTTACCAAAACAACGTTAAGATTAGGTAGTAGAATTATTGGTAAATGTATGATGGGTTCAACGAGCAACGCTCTTGACAAAGGTGGTAGAAACTACAAAAAACTTTATTATGACTCAGATGTTACCAAAAGAAACCGCAATGGACAGACTAGCTCAGGATTATATTCTCTGTTCATACCTATGGAATGGAACTACGAGGGATACATTGATACTTATGGACACCCTGTCTTTGACACTCCGAAACAAGAAGTTGAAGGAATCGATGGTCAAAAGATTGAGATCGGTGTCATTGAACACTGGGAGAATGAGGTAGATGGCCTTAAGAATGACCCAGACGCACTTAATGAATTATATAGACAGTTTCCACGTACTGAAAAACACGCGTTCAGAGATGAGACTAAACAGTCTTTGTTTAATTTAACAAAGATTTACGAACAAATTGATTATAATGAAGATTTGAAACACTCTGGAGTAATAACTCAGGGTAATTTTCAATGGGAAGGTGGGATTAAAGATACAAGTGTACAATTCTTTCCTAGTAAACAAGGTAGATTTTTTGTTTCATGGGTACCAGATGTACACCAACAAAACAGACATATTGTAAAACATGGTAAAAAATATCCAGCAAATGAGCATATAGGTGCTTTTGGATGTGACTCATATGATATATCTGGAACAGTAGACGGTAGAGGATCAAAAGGTTCTCTTCATGGTTTAACAAAATTTACAATGGATGGTCCACCTAATTTATTCTTTTTAGAATATATTGCACGGCCACAAACAGCAGATATGTTTTTTGAAGATGTTTTAATGGCATTATACTTTTATGGTATGCCACTATTAGCAGAGAATAACAAACCTAGATTATTATATTATTTAAAAAGAAGAGGTTATAGAGGTTATTCAATGAATCGTCCAGATAAAACAATGTACAAGTTATCTGTCGCTGAAAAAGAAGTTGGTGGAATACCTAACTCAAGCGAAGATGTAAAACAAGCACATGCTGCAGCTATTGAATCTTATATTGAAAGTTTTGTAGGTTACAACAACGAACAATATGGATCAATGTATTTTCAAAGAACATTAGAAGATTGGGCCGCTTTTGATATAAACAATAGAACTAAATTTGATGCTTCGATAAGTTCAGGTTTAGCTATAATGGCTTGTAACAAAAATAAATATAGACCAGTTGCTGAAGTTATTAAAGAAAAAGTTAATTTAAATTTTTCAAGATATGATAACAAAGGCACTAAATCAAAAATAATAATAAATGATTAATACGAGTACTAATAGTTCCTTTCCTAGTCAGGTGGTACCTGTCGCAGAAAAGCTTAGTTGGGAATATGGTTTGCAAGTAGGGCAAGCTATTGAATATGAATGGTTTAGAGGCGGTAGAATAAACAGTGGTAAATGGCACACTGGTTATCAAAACTTTAACAGATTAAGATTGTATGCTCGTGGAGAGCAATCTGTACAAAAATACAAAGATGAGTTATCGATTAACGGTGACTTAAGCTATTTAAATTTAGACTGGAAACCAGTTCCTATTATACCTAAATTTGTAGATATAGTAGTTAACGGTATAGCGTCTAAAGATTATGATATAAAAGCTTTTGCTCAAGATCCGTTTTCAACAAAACAGAGAACTAACTATGCAAACTCTATTATGCGAGACATGATGAGTAAACCATTGTTAGATAGCATAAAACAAAATTTAGGAGTTGATATATACAGCTCGCTTGATCCAGCTAATTTACCTCAAAATAAAGAAGAATTAGAGGTTCATATGCAATTAAATTACAAACAATCAGTTGAAATAGCTGAAGAAGAAGTGATTAATAATGTATTAGATTTTAATAAATACGAATTAACTAAGAAAAGATTAGTTGAAGATATAGTTACTATAGGTATAGGAGCTGTAAAAACTAGTTTTAATAAATCTGAAGGTGTTGTTGTAGATTATGTAAATCCTGCTAATATGGTTTGGTCATATACAAATGATCCAAATTTTCAAGATATATATTATGTAGGTGAAATTAAATCATTGACTTTAGCTGAGTTAAAAAAGGAATTTCCTGATTTAACTAATGAAGATTTAAAAATGATTCAAAAATATCCCGGTAGAGAAGGATATCAGAGAGGACCTTACAACAATGATTTAGTACAAGTTATGTATTTTGAATACAAAACTTATATAGATCAAGTATTTAAATTAAAGCATACAGAACAAGGATTAGAAAAAGCATTAGAAAAACCTGACTTTTTTAACCCACCACCAAGTGATAATTTTGATAGAGTATCAAGATCAATTGAAGTATTATTTAGTGGTGCTAAAGTTTTAGGTGTAGAGCAGATGTTAAGATGGGAAATGGCCACTAATATGACCAGACCTAAAAGTGATTTAACGAAAGTTAATATGAACTATAACATTGTAGCTCCTCATATGTATCAAGGTAGAATTGATTCATTAGTAAATCGTATTACAGGATTTGCAGATATGATTCAATTAACTTCTTTAAAATTACAACAAGTAATTGCTAGAATGGTTCCAGATGGTGTATTTGTAGATGTAGATGGTTTAGCAGAAGTTGATTTAGGTAATGGTACTAATTATAATCCACAGGAAGCACTTAATATGTATTTCCAAACTGGTAGTATAGTTGGTAGATCTTTAACTCAAGATGGTGATCCAAACAGAGGTAAAGTACCTATTCAAGAATTACAAACATCAAGTGCTAATGGTAAAATAGGATCTTTAATTAATACTTATCAGTATTATTTACAAATGATTAGAGATGTAACCGGACTTAATGAAGCTAGAGATGGTAGTATGCCAGATAAAGACGCTTTAGTTGGTTTACAAAAGATGGCAGCAAATGCTTCTAACACAGCAACCAAACATATTTTAAATGCTACACTATATTTAACATTGAAAACATGTGAAAATATATCACTTAGAGTTTCAGATATGTTGGATTTTGAATTAACTAATGATTCATTAAAAGCTAGTATTGGTAAATTTAATGTTGCTACATTACAAGAAATAGATAATTTACATCTATATGATTTTGGTGTATTTTTAGATTTAGAGCCTGAAGAAGAAGAAAAAGCTATGCTTGAACAAAATATTCAAATGGCTTTACAACAAAATCAAATATT